TCACACCGCGTCATGTCGGGTGAGGCGGCCTTTGACATCACGTGGTAGATTCAGGTGAGACATAGGGCGGCGAACCGGGCGCGACATTTCACGTAACTGCCACGCATGAACTTTTGTTTTAAGCCACTTATTGGAGCCGCCCATATACGAGCAGTCCGGATCCGGGAATGGGTTACTGTCGCCCGGGCGTTTGCGGTAACGCTCCAGTGTTCTGGGTGAAATGCTTAACTGCAAACAGATGTCGCGAGTGCTCATCAACTCGAAGTTATCTGGTTTATTGCTCATCTTTTTTCTCCAGGCAAAAAAGAAGCCCGGCGCGTGGCCGGGCAAAAGGAATAACGTGGCAGTGCTTTCGCACCCAATAGCCAGCTCATAACTGGCTATCAGTTGCGTCATGGTTTGATGTGAAGGCGCGGCTCGCCATTTTTCGGCTCCGGCCACTGGCGCGCCATATTCACCTTTAGCTTTTCTTCCAGCGCCGCGGTTATTTGCTCATCGGTGATGCCTGCGCGCCGCTGCGCGTCCCATAGCAGGAACTGCATATCAGCCCATTCACTGAGGTCGCCAGGATCGGCCGCAGCTTCCAGCGCCTCTTTTGAAAGGTGTTTAAGCGGTCCGACGGGGCCGACATTGCCAAAGGTTTTTTCTGACCATTCAGCGTGTCGCCGCCGGATCAGGTTTCTGGTGAACTGCGATTTCTTCGATTCGTAAGGTTTCACGCTCTCTCCTCATGCCGCACGCTGGGCGCGCAGCGTAAAATTACTTCCGCCAGGCGAAGCTAATCGGCTCCGGCGTAATCCACAGGTGGCGCATGTTCGCCACGTTCACCACATCAGAATCCCGCGGGTAAATCTCCACGGCATCTCGATCCCCATAGCCAACTGCTGACTTTATCTCCTGCAATGCATCCCAACTGATGCCATCCTTCCACCGGCCAGAGCTGCCAATGCTGGTGGTGTTCACCGTCAGGCGGATGACGCCGTTGTCTTCCTGAAACTCTTGGACCAGAAAGTAAGAGTTAGCCCACACGTTGCTCCGTTTGGGATCGTGGCATCGTACCGGCCATTGCGATGCCGGTACCGGCTTGAGTATTACGATCACGTCTCATGCTCCTTAATTTTTAGATGTGCTCTGCTGTTTCGATTTCTTCGGCGATCCGCTCGGCCTGTGCTTTGGTCAGCGGCTCGAAATCCTGATTAAAGCGGCCCATGCTGGCGATGCAGGTGCGGCCGTTGCGGATGTAGTGGATGACTTAGTGGGTAGCGCGGAGGATTTTGCAGGGCGCGCCGTGGCGATCAGAGTAATAATCATCAGAAATCGGTAGGTTAGAAATCCGACTCTTCATGTTTCTCATCTCTTTTAGCTCGGGCTAATTGATGAGCGGCGGACGCCTCCTCCTCGGTGTCTAATCTTCCAAGAGAGGTTCTTTTCCCATCAATTGAGATGTGCGCCTCCCAACGACCATGCTTGGTAAGGCTAACCCCTTTGCAATTTGATGTGCAGCCACTCCTTTTCCTCTGATTCTTGGTCTGATCAGACTGAGTGGCCCATCGACAGTTCCCGGGGAAATACCCAAGATTATTGTCAATCCTATCAATGGTCATTCCGCGTGGCCTTTCACCCATATCAGCAAAGAACTCGCTGAATTCATGCCAGCGGTCACAAACGGTAATCCCACGACCTCCGTAATTTTTGTAATTTACATTGCTGGGGTTTTCGCACCGAGACAGCATTGCGCACCACGTTCCATAAGTTTCAGAACCATGCTGGCCATGCTTAGTCCTGAGCCTGACGGAAACCTCCCGGCTCAGGCAGCCGCAAGATTTAGTAAGGCCAGATTTAACCCTACTGATAACTGCGACGGTCTCATTTCCGCATTCGCAGATGAACCTGCCTTTCCTGTTCTTGCCGCTCTCCCTTGGAAGGCGCTCGATCATTGTTAGGCGCCAACGCTTTTCCCCTTCCGAAAAATTCTCAATCATGTGAATTAACCCTCTGGATTATCCTGAACATTGGGCACCACCTTAAATTCGATTACCCAGACCCATGGGTTTGCCTGCCAGTTTTCTTCGCCGTAGATGGATTCCCACAGGTACTTAAATGCGCCTGTTGCCGTTGGCCTTCCTGTCATGTTGTGGTCTGCAATGCAGTCGTAACAGTCCTGGGCGTCAAAAAGCGCCTCCATGTCGATGCCTTCCGCCTCTGCGTCCGTTTCGCTGATGCCATTCAATCGCTCAACCCGCACGCCGGTAATCTCCAGCGTTAAACGACTGGCCCAGCGCGGCATGTGGATTGATGGTCGCCAACCATGACGAAGGTTATCGTCAAGGTCGCAGTATTCCGGCCTTGGTCCACCGTCTGCGGCATATTCGCAGTATTCAGGATTTTCGAATTTTTCAGGATAGGCACGGTATTCTTCGAGTAACTCCTCAGAAACCAGCGGACCCTGGAAAGCCTCGCGCACCCAGATGAGATCGCCGACGGCACCGAACGGACAGGTGCGGCCTTCATTTTCATCGGCAACGCCAAATACATCCTTCTTAGCAGGCTGCAGGTATCCGTTTTTATCGACCACGCTAGGCGTGTACCAGTGTGCGTTTAAATCCAGATCGTAACCGTTATGCGTTGGGTGGAAACCATCAGACGGCTGATCCTTCATGATGCGCCGCGTCTGCGTCTTCCGGCCGTCAAGAATGGCGCGCACCATCTCAGCGTTAAAAATCATTCCGCGCTCTTTCACTGGATCCCCCTCTGCTTATTCCTCAATTCGATAACACCCTGGCACTCCGCGCACGTCTGGCAGCCGGGAACGGCAACGCGCCGCGGCTCGGGAATTGGTTCGTCGCATTCTTCACAACGTTCAGCTGATACGGCGTTGCGGTTCACTCGGTGAGCGGAAAGGGCAGCGTTACGCTGAAGCTCTTCAATCTCTGCTGCTGTGTCGATGATGTCCATGGTCAATGCTCCCGGAACTGTCGGTTAATTCGGTTGAATGTGAATGCCAGCAATAAAAAAGCCTCTTTAAAAGGCCTTGTGGTGGTCGCTTCATTCTGAGTCCGATAAGGGTTGGGCTCTTGTGTATTGGGAGTGATATTTTTTTGAAGCCTCAACATATTTGTCATATGCCTCTTTTGCTGTTTTAAAATACCCAAGGTGGATGCGCTTACCTTTTACTCTTATGCTCGCATGCCATTTGTTATTGGTTTTGTGGAAGCAAACCCCGGGATAACCTGAAGAGTTATCATTCCTTTTCTTTCTGTTGCACATGTTCTGCTGATGCGTGACAAGTCGAAGGTTCTCAAGTCGATTATCAGATGGGTTCCCGTTAATGTGATCAATATCTAGCTTAGGAAGTTCTCCGTGAACATACATCCAGGCGAGCCTGTGCGCGCTATAGTGACCACAATCTATGCCAATTTGGACATAACCAAGACTGTTTATATACCCCGCCGTTTCTCCTGGCGGTCTACGGTTATTTGTTGATGAAATCCATGTGAATATTCCAGTATCAGGGTCATAGAAAAGCAACTCTTTCAGCCTATTAAGCGATAGAGTCAAGCTGCACCTCCTTGCCCACTGACCAGAAATGCACAATCCTTCTTGTGCTCGTTACAAGACCAAACCACTTCGTCATCGCCACGGAAAATATTCACTTCCACGGTCGTTTTATGCTTCGCCACTGCACCGCATTTACATTTGGCGGAGGTGTTTTTTCTTTTGGCTGACACGCTGCCAACCCTTGGATATTTGGTCACGATTCAACTCCGAAGCGGCGATTAAGCCGACCTGTGTATACGACGAACTCCAGGAGGCTAACTCCCAGAGCTTCTATTTTCTTGTGATGCTTATTGATGATGGGAGGCACCGTATCGTTCCAGTTAGGCTTTGGCTTCCTGCGCATGGCCTGCTGGATTTCCTCGGTGCAGCGTCGGCAGGCGGTGCGGATGGCGTTTTCATTTGCTGGTGTCATGCGGCCTCCATTTTCACGACTTGGATGGCGCAGCCGGGCAGCAGTTCTACCGCGGCGGTGGCGCACTGATTTCCCCAGTGATCCCAGCCCGGTGCCGCGCTGCGGCTAAACAGCTCAATGCGCGGCACATCGCCGTAAAGCAGCTCAAGCCGGTGCCGAACTTCCCACGGCTTTTCGCTGTGCGCGCCGAGCGGGCTGTAGACCACCTGCTTAATCCCGGCATGCTTTCGCTCCAGCCCGGCGCCGCGGGTGGCAATCAACAGGTCTTCGGTGTTGGCCCGGGTGTGGTTTCCGCCGTTCATGCGCGTCTCGGCGTTAAGCAGATCGAGGAAGTCGTAAAAGTCGGTGACTTCACCCTCAGCCAGCGCCTTGTTGATGCGCAGTTCGGCGTTCTGATTCAGCTTCACCCAGGTAAAGCCCTTCATCGTGCGAACGGCAAAACCCCAGGCCTCGGCCAGTTCGATAGCCTCCTGGTTATGCGTTCCGGTGTACCACATCGCCAGCACGGCGTTTTCGGCGGCAAGTTCCCACACTGGCAGGCGCTTGATGTCGATGAGTTTCATGGTGGAGTAGTGGTCGGCGGCGGCACCGTTACTGATGGTGTTGCCGTAAGACCAAGGGGGATCGACATACAGAAGTGAGTATTTCGCTGTCATGCCGCCTCCTGCCTTTCCCGATATTCCTCAGCGAGCCGCTGCGCCTTTAATGGATTGCTGACCACTTCACCCCATGGCATTAGCCAGCCGTTACCAATGAAGGGAAGGCGCAGTGTGTTAACTCTGATGTCGTCGTGAGCGTGAGTCATAAGATGGACTCCATTTCGTCAATGTAGAGGCCCTGAGCAATCAGGCGGCGACGGCGGGCGGCGCGAGCAATGCACTCCTGCCGCCTGCCTTCCTGCGATTGCTCAATGGCGCGCCGGGTGAACAGGCGTGATTTGCCTTGCGGCGTTACGACCTTTGGCTTGCTGGCCAGGCTAAATGTCCGGTCGCAGATACCGTCCTCGTTGAGCCATGTTTCCGACGCGACAATTTGCGCTATTTGCCCGGAACCGCGGGTGATGCCGTTGGCGACCCGGTTGAACTCGATGAGCGTTACGCCGAACTTCTCGGCGATTTCACTACCGGTTACCGGGCGGCCGCGCGTCTGAATCATCCAGATAACACGCTCACGGAGGCCCGAGAATTGCCCGGTTCGCCCGGGCCTGCGGTAGAAGGGTGTGCGTTTCATGCTGCACGCTCTGTGATTTTCTGAATTTCAGATTCCAGATCTGCAAGGAAGCTCTTAACCTCAGATTCGATTTCGCGCGCCAGCTCTTCATCGAAATGAATTCGCTTCTTGAAATAGGCGAGGTCAGGCGGCAGGCGATCATCGAAACTAACGAAATCACACCATTTCCTCCCGGTGCACATCATCTGCGCATGCATTTGCAGCATGTACTGGCGCTTTGGCTCGCCAGTTTTCAGCGTTTCAAGATGGGTCCAGGTATTGGGGCATTTGATTTCGATAAGCCCGTCGTCGTTAACAAGTCCGTCCGGGCTGGCTGCGAATCCGGGTATGGATGGGTGATCGATGAGTCCAACTTCAGTGATTTCCGCATCGAACTCATTCAGGGCGTACATTTCGCGCGCCACTGGCTCAAGTTCAGTGCCGCGCATCATCGCGGCATTCGAAAACCCTTCCTCCAGCTTCCCGGTCAGCCGTTGGCAAATCAGCTCGGCCATGTAGTTCTGGCGGCTGGTGGAGTAGCCCGACTTAGTCCGGGCCATGACATCAGCCAGGCGACTCGCTGTGACCTTGCCGCAGCGCGCAGCAAACCATTCAGGGGTGCGTTGCTCCATCATTCAGCCTCCGTCTCTGGGACATTGACAGGTTCGGCGTTGTCGACAGCAAGACTCATGTCATACATGCGTCGCTTCTCAACTGCGCCGATCACCTGCTTCTCTTCAGCGCTCAGCGCCACCCAGAACTCCTGATACTTAACGGTTCCAAGGCGCGCGGCTGACTCACCTTTTGCGATCAGATCCGGGCGACGGCTATCTGATTCATGGCCCGCATGAACCTCTGCCGTTGTTCCTTCAATAACTCGCTCTGCCTCGTCCTGGTCGAAGATGCCAGCGAAACCAAAGGCCAGGCGCGCACACTGGATAAGCGTCTTGTGGCGTAGCATGCGGGTAGGGTGGGACTGCCAGGGTTGAGTATTGCGTTTACACTCTCCCATGTACTCGGTGACGATGGTCGGGTGCTTACGGTCTTTGCGGTAAATCTTGCAGGTACACGCGCCTTCCTCTTTGTCGTAAGAGAATTCCATGCCGTCGAACTGAGGATGTTCGTTGATAATGCGAGCCCATCCATCAACGCCGACGACCGGGACAATCCCTCCTTTATCTGGGAAGGCATAAATCTCTTTTGTCCATGGGTTCAGGCCGTACTGGTTGGCGACGATCAACAGGGCTGTAAACTGCTCGTCCGTGACGTTGCCACCTTTGAACGCTGTATTCTTCAGCGTATTCATCAGGTCTGTACCGGCATCCATGCCGAGGCGAGCGGCCAGTTTCCCGGCCATGGTGGAAAGTGCAGTACTCATTGTTAAATCCCTCAAAAATTAAAACGGGCAGCCGGTACGGTGTTCCCAGTCGTATTCCGCCTGGGCGTAAGCAACTGCCGAAATGAAATCGTTGTAAGCCTCGCCAGCTTTATCGCTGCGAAGTCCTTCGTATGGGCTGGTGTCAATCGGGACCGTGAAGTGGAAGAGGCCGGACGGCTCTTTTGGCATCATGTCGATAATTTGCTGCGCCCGGTCACTGATCCACTTCTCTTTCTCGTCGGTGAGTTGCTGCTCAACCCAGCGCCGATCTTCGATGCGGTCGTAAGTGAGGAATGCGTTCATGGTTGCCTCAGTAATGGATTTTCGCGCAGGGGATCAGGTCATCTTTCAGAGCAGTAAGAACTTCGATAGCCTGGTCGCGGGTTAAGCTGGTGTTGCTGGTGAGGGCGTTAACGATGTTGGTGCCGACCGTCTTGCGGTGCTTCACGTCAGCCTCGCGCTTTGCCTGTTCGTCGGCGATGCGTTTCTCTTCCGCCAGGCGTTTCTCTTCTTCCTGTCTTGCCTTCAGGCGCTCAGCTTCCACTGCTGCGGCTTTTTCCCGTTCCGCCCGTGCTTCCGCTTCTTGCTTTTCACGCGCCGCCCGCTGTTCCGCTTCAATGCGCTGGCGCTCCGCCAGCTCTGCACGTGCTTTCTCTTCAGCTTCACGGCGTGCCGCTGCTTCCAGCTCAGCTTTGTGCCTCGCTTCGGCATCGCGGCGGGCTTGCTCTGCCGCTTCGCGCTTAATGCGCTCTTCGTGCTCACGCTGTGCCTGTTCCGCCTGGCGGCGCTGCTCTTCACGGTCACGGTCAAAATCCTTATTCATCAGAAGGGCCATTTCGTGGTCAGCTTCGAACTTGGCCGCCAACTCCTGATCGAACTTGATGTTCATTTCCAGCGCTTCGGCGTGCAGCGCGTTCATGGCTTCTTCAGCCTTAATGCGTTCCTGTTCGGCCTCCCACTCATCGCGGGGCTTAAGGATTGCGTCACGAATGGCATCGCACTCTCGGGTGAATACGCGCAACTCCTCTTCTGCCGGTTTAACCGCCTCTTTCAATCGCTTGAGGTATTCACGACCAGGCTTCTCAATAGCTGTTTTGCTGGAGCCAACCATGCGCGCCAAGCTGCCAATGCGGTCACGGCCTTTTTTAGTGGTAACATCTGGCACTTCTTTAGCCAGTTCGCGGATTTGCTCGAGAAAGCCATTAAGTCCACCCGCGCTGTAAAGTGCTGGCGCCTGCTCCGGCTTGATTTCGATGACAGTTAAGTCCGTTACTTCGCTCATGGTTTCTCCTGAAATTTGGATGTGCAGATCCCGCCCGCAGAAGCCAGGCCGATCGGTTGAATAGGGTGGTTAGTGCTGGATGGGGTTGCCGTGACCGTCCAGAAGAACGTCAATCACGCAGTCACTGAGGCGGATGATTTCTGCATCGGTGTGCAGGTACACCCATTTGCGCTCCTGAATGACTGCTGAGACGCGGTATGTGCGGCCTTCATGCATAGCCATCATGCCTGGCGTGACGCACTGGCGAATGAGCGGGGTAGTGCCGTAGTGGTGCATCATTTTTTCCCCTCCACCTGAGCCAGTAAGCCAGCAACGTGCATCTGCCAGCGGTTCAGTGTCATCTTTTCACGCGGGCTTGATACCGACGTCAGCTGCCACTCGTTTTCGTTGAGCTTTTTGGCGGTGTACTGCTTGCCGTTGTGGGTGACTGTCATGATGCCTCCCGCTTTTCTTTGATGTCGGCGCGGAGGTGAATCTCTTTCCCATCAGCTGTCGGGAATATCAGGATGTCATCACGAACCGCGAGAAGATGGGCCACTGCAAATAGCGCCTCGTCTGTGACATCAAATTTCTCACCAGTGAACTCACGAACGCCTGGCGCCAGTTTGCTTGGCTTTGACCGACCAGCAAAGATACGCTTAGTCAGGCCTGAAAAACCTACTGTGATTGGGTTGCTCATAAATCCTCTTGGCCTTATCGCGGCGAACGGAACGGTTAATACAAGACTTCAACGCACTTTTATGTGTTTCAATGGGCGGTGGATGACCGCCGGTTGTCATAACTAAGCAACCTCTGTGAAGTTGCTGAGGTATGCCCGATAAAAAACCCGCCGGAGCGGGTCAATCGTTTGTTACTGTGTAACCTTCGTTTTCAAGCCAGCGAACCACATCAGATTCATCCATTGCATCAAGAAGTGATTCCGCCGTGTACTCAGAAATAATTTCTTCCGGCTTAACACATTCAACTAACTCGATACTGTCGATATCGATTTCCATATGCCTATTCCATCCGTCGCCGTATGGGTTAATAGAGTTAATTTGCTTAACTTTTAACGTCGCATCTATTGCCATCGCCTTATCCTCTGTCGTTACCCGCCGATGCGGGAGAAATGCTGATCAATCGACCCATTCGACATACTGGAGAAGCGATTCTGTCTCCGCGTCATCCGGCTCTTTATTCTCTGGATTGCAGTTCTTGCAATTAGTGGCCTGAACCGGAATTCCGCCGCATCCACACATTTCAGCAAGACCAGAACAGCATCTGGTGAACACGAATCCGTGGTCGCATTTTTCACACCCAAGCATGATTTCCACCTCTCTGTTTGTTTACCGTCAGCCCCTCGCAAAGAGCTGTTGGTAAATCGTTTAGCCATAATTGCCGCTCTTCCTGAGCCCGCCTATGGTCCGACGCATGGTTTACTGTCGCGCCGTTCGACTGACCGAATCTCCACTTCGCCGCTGGCTAACTTCGCTCAGCTGTCGATGTTTCGTTTCGATGGGTTGATTATTAACTAGTGGTTATTTTCAGTCAATAACCAGTGGTTAATTATTTGGGTGTTGGTTACTAAGGTTATGATTTGTTGGTTAATTTAGTTTTGTTATGTGTTTTTACGTAACGTGATATGCTGCAAAAAACATCAAAAAGGAGTGGGTTATGGACTTGGATGAAGAAAAAGTGAACATGATGGCTCATGCCGCCGGGCGCGCGGTGATGGAGTTATCGCTGGCGGATCTGCCTGTGACGCAGGAGGCTATCATTGAAAAACTTGAACAGTACCGGAAGGAAACTGGCAACGTGATAGGGAAGGGCGTGAACAGGGATGCTGCTGAGGTAGTGCGGAAAGGAAATTAAAAAACCCGGCAATGCCGGGGCCGGGGTTACTTGAGAACCAACCCATTTAGTGCATCAAGTATTTTGGCTACATAATTACCAAAAATATATGCGCAAAAAGAGAAAACCACTGTGATGACAACAGCGGAGGCTTTAATGGTGGTTTTAAGCGAGCCAATTGCTGTTTCAATTGTTGCTAACCTGGAATCAATAGACTTAATATCCGATTTAATATCAGATACATCGCGCTTTATGTACTCAATATCGGATTCCAGTCTTGCAACTCTACTTTCCATCTCACCACCTCCGCCGCTACCGCCACCATGTTGTGGAAAACGATCCCAGACGACTGTTGCATCTTCTTTGTGCTGATTCATAGTCTACTCGGCATTAGTTTTTTTGTCATTCTTCTCCAGCCACGATAGAACTGGGTGCGCAGAGAATCTGTTTTCATATCCGCAATTTTTGCAAATTATGCGGTAGTTGTACTGAAGCAAGGAGTGTAATGGTTCAAACCCAAATGAGCTTACTTTTGATGGGTTTACATACGTAAACCATTCTCCAGTCGGCTTATCTCCGTCATAAATTTGCTCGCTGGCCTGTGGTACGGCCATATCTGCACTGCCACATATAGGGCATGAGACGATTGGAACGCCTCGTTCTGCTAGGAATTGAGACAGTAATTCAGGTGATAGCGCTCTAAATTTTCGCCAAAGCACCTCCATTAGCTCGCGCTCTCGTTTTTCCTGATCTGATTCTTCCATTATCCCCTCAGCGTAATTTCAGTGCGCCTGCTAAACCAGTCGCAGCTTCGTCTTTACAGCAACACCGAGTACCAGAATATGCGACCGATTATCTCAACATCATCAATGTCAGCTTCTTCATCCGGATATGCGTCGCCGTTGTAGCTGCGAATGATTAGCTTGCCGCCCGGCTTCCGGTATAGCTGCTTAATGCGCTTGAGCTGCCCGCTACCGCCGTCTGCCTGACCAATGGCATACAGCTTACCGTCAACTATGCGCTTGTTGTTCGTGTCTACGGCTACCGTAGTGCCATCGGGAATGATCGGCTCCATGCTGTCACCTGTGGCCGGGAAGCAGAGAACTCCAGAACCGTCGGTGTTTGCCCCTACTCGGCGTAGTGTTGACTTGGAGAACCTCAGCTTAAAGCCATTATGATCCTCGCATTGAACGCGGCCATCGCCACATGCAAATTCAATATCCTTGAGGTAAGGCACTTCAACCTCGTCCGCAGGTAGCGGTGTGTTTTTGTCCCAGGCATCGACAGTTCCCCACTCAGACTCTGGCGGGATGGATGATTCCCTAAGGATCTCAGGTTCAGGCTCATTTCTTCCATATTCCAGCCAGTCAGGCCTAACCCCAAGCCAACGGCTAAGGGCTAGGATATTGGTTTGGTCTGGTATTGCTGATGCGTTAAGCCACTTCCAGATCCCTGGCTCAGATACAGCAATCCCTTGGGACTTCATAGCCTCTCTGATCCTGCCCGCCTGCCCACGACCACCCACGCCAGCATCAAGCAATGCAGCGCGAAGTCTCTTAGAAAATTCTTCTTTTAAATCGTCTTTTTTAACCATTCGTTAATTATCGATTAGAGTTGACATAACTGTCAGTTAAGATATAACCTTAACCCGTAGTTAATATAGTTAACGGAAAACACTATGAACCCAATGCAATTTGCAATCGAAGCTGTAGGTGGTCAAACCGCTGCTGCGCGCCTGTGTGGCCTATCGAATGTTGCTATTCACAAGTGGGTGAAGAACGCGGCGCTGCCTCGTACTGAGTACACAGAGAAAACCAACTATTCGCAGCTTTTGGCTGACGCATCAAGGGGGCAGTTTACGGCTGAATGGCTCCGTCAAGCAGCTAATCCTGACCGAATTAAACAAGATTCACATGCCGCCTGACAGGCGGCAATAACCAATTACATGAGAGGAAGTATCGCAAATGGAAACCTTAACGACACGCAACAAAGCGGAGGCACGACGAATTGAGAGTTGGGTGCAGCGTCAAATCGCTGATCTGGGTACCGCCCGGATAGCCGAAGTAGCTGGCATCAACAAATCCACAGTCAGCCGGTGGCGGGAAAACCTGGTACCGAACATGTCGCTGCTGCTGGCCATCCTGATTTCGAACAGGGATGGAGCGAAGGGAGATTTTGAAGCATGAACGCAGAAAGGGCGAAAGCCGCGCTGTTGGTAGCAGCAACGGCTTTCAGGTGGAATTAACTGGATCAATTCACAGGAGCAATTATGCCAATTGATGTGAAAAAAGCAAATTTACACCCGACACACAAATGCTCTTTTTGCGGAAAAAATAACAACGAAGTCGCCATGATAATTGCCGGTGATGGAGTTTGTATCTGCGACGAGTGCGTATTTGAGTGTGTCACCCTTGTATTCAGTAATAACAGGAGGCTGCATCGTGAGCATGATGCTAATGGTGAAAGCCATGCAAATTAAGGTTGGTAACCCATTGCGTAAGCTCGTACTCCTGAAGTTGGCAGATAACGCAAGCGATCAAGGGGAATGCTGGCCAAGCTATCAATACATTGCTGACCAATGCGAAATTAGCAAGCGGTCAGTCATGAGTCACATTGATGATCTCTGCCAATCTGGATTACTGAAAAAAGTATTCAGGAAGGGGCCAAAAGGGAACTCTACAAACATCTACATCCTGACCTTACCTAGTGCAACAGATTCACTAGGGGGTAGTGCAGGAGATTCACTAGGTAGTGCAACAGATTCACTAGGGGGTAGTGCAGGAGCTGCACCCAGAATCAGTCACTCTTTTGAACCAGTCAATGAACCTAACTCTCTCTCTGGGCGCGAAGGTTTTATGAGCGAAGCCGCAAAACGGCGGATCGGGATTTCACCAAACGGGGAGATTCCATTCCCGTCCCTGTTTAAGCCATCAGCAGATCACATTGCCATGGCTGCCGAGAAGGGGGTGAGCATTGAAACTGAGCTGCTGAACTTCCGGGACTATCACCTTTCCCGCGGCACGCTGCTGATCGACTGGAATTCGGCTTTCAGGGTCTGGATTCGAAACGCCAGGGTTAACCCGCTGGCTAAACGTGGACGTGCTGAGCAGGAAACGCCTCACTGGAACAGCCGCGAGGGATGGGAGGACTTCCTGTGAATAATCAACTTGTGCAGGCAGTTAACGGGCGCGACGGTGCGCTACTTTCCAGAATGGCGAACGGAAGTACCGACCAGCAGAAGGTTATCAACCCTGAGGCTGAGGGGCTTGTTGATTCTCTCTTTCGGCAGCTGAAGCAGATTTTCCCTGCGTCTACGCAGACAAACCTGAAAACTGACGCAGACGAGAAAACGGCAAAGCGTCAGTGGATCGCAGCGTTTTCAGAGAATGGGATCCGCACCCGCGAACAACTTTCCGCTGGTGTACGTCATGCCCGCGCCAGTGAATCACCTTTCTGGCCGTCGCCGGGGCAATTCATCAAATGGTGCAAGGATAGCGGCACGGTGCTTGGCATTGGCCTGGCTGACGTGATGAATGAGTTCCATCGGTATAGCCGCGAAAAAGGGCTGCATACCGGCGGAGCAGAAGCTTTCCCGTGGTCTCATGACGTCATGTACTGGATTGTGACCGATACGCGCAGAGCGATGTACCAGCGCCAGCTGAGCGAGGCTGAAACTGAAAAATACGCGTCAAAAAAACTTGAGGAATGGGCGCTGAAAGTTGCAGGTGGGGAAAAAATACCGTCTCCCGTTCTGGCGCTCGAGAAATCTGATGAAGTGATCCCGACAAATCACGTGAGCCGTCAGGCAGGTTATCACCCGGAAGGAAAAAGCTTCGGGTGCATGCCAAACGCAGCGACTCTCGGAGCTCTCACCCCGGCCCAATGGCTTTGGGAAGAGTATCAGCGCGGGAAAGAGAGAGGGCTTATTCAATGAAAGGCAAACAGGCAATTCTGCGTTATCTCGAAACGCACCGGACCTTCACCGCGAAGGATGTGGCCACAGAGTGCGGCATGACCATCAACTGCATCACGAAGAACGCTATCGATCTGGAGCGGGCCCGGAAGATTGTGCGCGTGAGCAAGGTCTGGCGAACGGTGACTTATCGCCTGGCGACGCCGGAAGAGCAGGCTGGTACCGCTCGCAGTTGCACCAATGGAATATTTCAGGAGTGCCGGAACAGTCCGGCGATGAGAAGGGTATTGATGGTTTGGGGGAGGGTAGGGGTATGAAACTGAAAATGCACACGCCGGACGGATCGGTGATCGTCGAAAGTAACCTTGTAACGCAGTTCTACCCTGATTTCGAAAGCGCTGGCGAGCTGACTACCATCGAAACGGTATCGGCCACAGGAGAAACTTTCTCGGTGAAAGTAAAGCACTCGTTTTATCAGGTGACGAGCGCACTGGCTACAGCATGGGGAGTTGACGAAAAGAAAGCAGAAGGAGCCGCCCAATGAGCAACATCGACAAACGCGCATTACGTGAAGCGGCTGAACGTGCAGGACAAAATGACTGGGAGTACGTCTACACCAGCGACCTCAGCGCCCCAGGGCGGGGATATATCACAGTAGGCGGAGCAGAGGCTATCTACTGTCTGAATAAAGCCGCAGGGGGAGTGAAACAGTCTGAAAACATATTGAGATATATCGCTGCAGCTAGCCCGGAAACAATGCTGGCGCTGCTGAATGAGATTGCTGAACTTGAGCAACGACATTGCGGAACAGCATTGCTTGAGCGAGAAGAAATGCACACCAAAACTCTGGGTAGGATGTTGGATGAGCTGGAAGCCAAAGACAGGCGGATTGCAGATTTGAAAGAGGCGTTCAGCATTGCATTGTCTGCTGCTGGCATCGATGTCCCCGCCGCAGCCGGTAAAGGAGAGGCATCATGAGCACTATTACCAAAGAATGGCTGCAGCAGAAAATTGCCGGCATGGAAGCCACCCGCGATGAAATCCCGTTCGGACTAGGCGAAGATGGAACCAACACGCTGGCGGCTCTGCGTATCGCGCTGGCATCGCTCGAAGCGGAGCCTGTGGGTGAGGTTTCCGAGCAGCGTGATGGACTGGTTATGGACGGCACGGTAGACCTCGGTGGAGCATCAACTCACCGAATTATTAAGGGAGCTAGCAAGATGAAACGGTTGCCGCTTGGCACGAAGTTTTACACCGCCCCGCCAGCGCCGGTATCTGTACCTGATGCGATGGAAATGGATGATGACTTTGACAGCGCGTTTGAACACGGAAAAGCTGTCGGATGGAACGCCTGCCGCGCCGCCATGCTTCAGGGTGCTGAGCCTGTACAGGGGTGGATTCCGTGCAGTGATCGGATGCCGACTAAGAATCATAGGGTGCTTATTTTCATAAATTTCAATTCTGATACTGTTCCACCAAGCATCCACGATGCCCAGTTTACCGGCTCAACATTCAGGCGAGGTAATGCGACCGTGAATGTGTTCCCGCTTGAGGATGGTTATGGAGTGACCCACTGGATGCCTCTGCCAGCAGCACCACAGCAGGAGGCATGATGTACGACAAATATACTCTCAATCGCTGCGACGCAATGGAGTGGCTGGCTGAGCATTACCCAGTCTTTCCAGACAAGATGCCAGATGTGCCCCTAAAGGCTGACTGGTGTAGTGCCAACCTGTTTATGGGGTGGGGTTTCGTGATTTTGCTCGATGGCACCCTGGTGTTTGCTGACTGCCTATCGCCTCCAATCCGGGCGGAAGACATGGCAGGCTTCAAATTGCCCGATTTGGTGTAACTGCCATACAAGCGATATGGGAATCCCCATATCGACAGCCAGGGCCTCTCCGGAGGCCTTTTTCTCGCGTTGATTTTGTTGAATCAACCGTCCATAATCATGTCATCGGAGCCTGAACAACTCCGGTGACTTCTGCGCATTTAAGGGGACTTAAATGCGACCACAATCTGAACTCCTCACCTTGTCACAGATGCAGAAATGCACCTGCGATTTTCTGCATTCTGCGTTACCTCTTGGAGGTGGCGCATGAAACAGCACTACTGCATCGTTAACGACACCGTTAAAGAGAACCTCATCGCGTACATTCGCACCCTGCCGGTTAACCCTCGCGCGCCGATGGTGGTCGAGGCCCGGGAAGAGACGCGCACCGACAAGCAAAACCGTCTGATGTGGCCGCTGCTGAAAGACCTGTCTGACCAGGTTGTCTGGCACGGAGAAAAGCTGACCCGCGAAGAATGGAAGGACCTCATCACCGTTCTGGTAAACCAGACTCAAGACCAGGAACAGAAATCTGCGCCGGGCATCAACGGCGGCCGCGTTTATTTCGGCGTCCGCACATCCAAATCCAGCAAGCGCTACATGGTCGACGTCATTGAGGCGATTTACTGGTTCGGTACCGACCGCGGCGTGAAGTTCTCCGAAGCATCCAGTAAGCGCATCGCATGGGCGCAAGAATGGAGGGCTTCCCGTGGGTAGTCCTCTCGCACGCGTCATCACCAACGAAATATTCCGCGTTCCGGCGCGCCGCCAGCGCAAGCCCGCGGTTAAGCCGTCCGACATCCCGACCATGAAAGACTACACCGCCCGCCTGGTGGATCAGAAATGGCTGCGTCTCGCGGCGAGGAGAGCGCATGGCTAATTTATGCAAAGCGGCACGCGGGCGGGAATGTCAGGTGCGGATCCCCGGCGTATGCAACGGCAATCCTGAAACCTCAGTGCTGGCACATATCCGCCTTGCCGGCCTGTGCGGAACCGGAATTAAGCCGCCTGACCTGATCGCCACCATCGCATGCAGCAGCTGCCACGACGAGATAGATCGCCGTACGCGTTTGGTAGATGCCGAATATGCAAAGGAGTGCGCGCTGGAAGGCATGGCCCGCACGCAGGTTATCTGGCTGAAAGAGGGGCTTGTGAAGGTATGAATATTTACGATATCACGCCGGTCAGTAAGCCGCGCATGACACAGAGAGATCGCTGGCATAAAAGACCTGCGACGGCGGCATATTGGGCTTTCAAAGCCGAAGTGCGCCTGCTTGGAATCAACATTCCTGAATCCGGTTATCACATCACCTTCATCATTCCCATGCCAAAAAGCTGGAGCCAGAAGAAGCGCGCGCAACTCAACGGCCAGGCGCATCAGCAGAAACCGGATAAAGACAACCTGGAAAAGGCGCTTCTCGATGCCATTTTCGACGACGACAGCCGCGTCTGGGATGGCCGGGTTACAAAACTTTGGGGAGAGAAGGGGCAGATCATTATTGGGGAGTGCGCGCCGTGAACAGAGACGAGATAACCCGATACCAGGTTGAGAGCGTTAAGCGCGCCAGCATGCCGCCAGTAGCAAAGCACAGCCAGACCAAAACCAACCAGCCACATAAGGAAGCCGCGTAATGAACCTCGAATCAATCGCTAAATACTTTGCGCCTAAATCACCGATGTTCAGTGACTCTCCTCGCGCAACCGCATCAGACAGCCTCACCGGCACTGACGTTATGGCGGCGCTTGGTCTTGCCGGCCATAAGTGCGGATTTGGTTTCGATCTTTACCTCTCGAAAATAGGCATTAGCAGCCCAGATATAGCACTGGAGAGACTCTATGAGCAGGCACGTAAGTTATCAGGTAAATTCAGAGCACTGTCGGAACTCGATGAGTCAGCTCGATCAGGCGTGCTTAAGATTCTCTGCGCTTTTGCATACCAGGATTATTCGAGAAGTGCTGCCAGCACTCGAAAATGTGATTGCTGTGATGGTAGGGGATTTACAGAGGCGCAAGTTTTTACCAACAAGGTCTCATACCCATGGGGAAAACCGCCGTACTGGTCGAAAATGTCGCGGGCCGTTCGTCCAAGTGACTGGGAGAGTTGGACGCAGGCGCGTGAGGTGGTGCGGGTTAAATGCAAGCCATGTAACGGAAAAGGCGTTATCAGCAATTCGTGTCGCTGCCATGGCAAAGGCAAGGTACTGGACAAAGCAGAAAGCGATCGCCAGGGCGTTCCGGTGATGAAAGCCTGTGACCGCTGCGGTGGAAGAGGTTACGCCAGACTGAAGTTCTCAACGGTGATAGAGGGAATTAATACTGTTGCGGAGATAAAGAAAACGGCGGCTTATGACCAACTTCAGCCGCTCTTTGAGGAACTTGTCGCCGAATGCCATAAGCAGGAGTCTATGGCTGATGCCATTCTCTCAAAAGTAACGAGATGA